CGCCAGGCTCTGCGCGAAGATAAGCTGCGACAGGCCCTCCCGGGCGGCATCGTCGGCCAGATCCGGCAGGCCCTCGATGGTGCCGCCGACCGCCCGGACCTCGGCCTGTTCCTCGATCAGGCGCCGCAACTCTCGCAGACCACGCATCCGCGCCGCCTCGTAGATGGCCGTCGACAGCGGCCTGACCTCGACGCTCACGCCGTGCGACAGATCGATCCAATACTTATCCTTGGGAATGTCCAAGCGAATCATCGTCTCCCCCAGTATGGTCAAGACATTATTTACTATTCCCACGTGATTTCAATGTTTTGTTTGTCCGTTATTTGAACGTGATTTGACCGTATTTATTTTTTTGCTTAAAAGAAGTATTCGGACGTTCGTCGGATTTGACCGTCAATTCCCCACTGTCTTCCGAAGATGACAGGAAATCGCGGCGGTTCGAGGGCATAAAAAAAATATCGCCCCCTCTCCCGGTACAACATATGCGGCAGACCGGCCGATGGTTTTCACGTAAGAGGAACGCCCGCATGGAAATCGCCGATCGGCGCGGCATGGCCCGCCCGGACCCCACGAACAGGGCATCGTACGAGGTCCGGACAGGCGCTCACGGCCGCCATGACTTCATCTGACGGCCCGCACTTCGGTCTATGAGTAGGCGTAGTCCTCGACGTCGTTGTGCAGGGTCACCTGCAGGGCGTACCCGGCCGACGCATCCTTCGATGCCTTCCACTCGTAGGTGGCCTGGATGCCGCCGGGCCCCTCGATCGGCTGCTTCTTGCGGGGGAAGAAGACCCGCGGCAGGTCGAAGGAGATCTTGAACAGGTCGGCGCCCGGGATGGTATAGCCGTACTCCATGGATGCCGGGCTCTCGGCCTTTCCCGCATCGCGGATCGCGCTGTTATCGGCGCTGTAGCGGATGTCGACGGACCCGTCCGGCACCCGCTCGGTCTCATCGACGCCGTCGATCAGTCCGTCGTCGCGGATGGAGTCGATGCGGTCCAGGTTGTTCGAAAAATTCAGCCGGCCGCCGGTGATGCTGGCGACCTGCGAGCCGTTCAGTTTGATGGTGCCGCTGCCCTGGTTGAAGCGGCGCAGGACATACTCGATCGGCGACGGGTCGGCCGCGGCGACCGGGGTACTCTCGCCCTGGTAGACCATGCCGATCGTCGCATTGGCCGGGCCGGTGCGCGCCATCTCGAACGATAACGTCTCGGCCTTGCCACCGAAGTTCCGCGAGTACTCCGGCGTCGCCAGTTTCGTATGGCCGACCTCGTGGACCAAGGAAGGCAGATCCTCGCCCGAGGTGAAGACGTGGTCGTAGCCGCCGCCGGTCAGGGTCGTGCCCGAAACCGTGTCGGCCGAGGCCGCGAGCGTGAAGGTGTTGCCCGAGGTGCCCACCGTGTCGAACTCGACGGTCAGGATCTCGGTTCCGGTCTCGCGCGAGTAGCTGCATTTCGAGATCTCGGCATCGACCGAGCCGTCGAGGTCGCTGATCAGCTGATCGATGGTCTGCACCACCGTGCCCTGGATCTCGGTCTGGTTGCCAGTCGGCGTCCCCGAAACGAAGGTCCAGACCGTGCCGTTCAGGGTGATCGTGTCGTCGGCATCCGGATTGTCGGCGAAGCTGATGGTGCCCGTCGCCTTCACGCCCGTCGACACGGGATTGCCGAATACGGCCTTCAGCCACCAGCCAAACGCCCGCAGGTCGATCGGGACCACGATCGACCCCTCGTCGGTGACGCCCTCGTAGTACGGGTCCTGGGCGTCGCTGCCCTGGCCCAGCAGCGGATCGTAGCCGAGCGGCCGTTCCGCCCCGATGTCGGCGCTCTTGAAAGGCAGCTTCACATAGACGTCGCCGCCGCTGCCGTCGGGCGGCGTCCCGTAGGTGGCTTCGAAAGCGCCCAGCAGCTGGGCGTCGGCACCGTATGCCCTGGTCTTGGCCATGGTCGAACTCCTTCAGGTCCTGCTGTTTCACCGCGGGAGGAAACGCCCCGCGCCACATGATCTCGATCGCTACGACAGCGGCGACGCCGTCACGTACTCCAGCACCACCGGCACCCGTACCGCCTTGATCGCCTGCGCGCCGTCCGCCTTTTCATGCTCGGTCTCCGGAGCGTCCGGTGACGCCATCTCGACGGCCCCGCCGAGGGTCGGATCGGCATCGAGCGCCGCGCCGATGTCGCGCAGCAGCGCGTCCAGGAAGGGGTCGCGCGTCGCCGGCGTCGGCGCCTGGAACTGGACGAAGATCTCCGCCTCGTGGGCGTAGGCGTAGGCCGGCGGCGACAGGTAGACCTCGGGCTCGCCCGGGTCGCCGTCGCGCAAGGACACCAGCCCGCCGTCCGGAATTTCCTTCTTGTCGACGTCGTTGCGCTCGACCAGGGGCGCCGGCGCGTTCGTCCAGGCGATCCCCTCGAGCAGCGCCAAGAGGGCGTTGAGCGCCGTCTCGCGGCCGCTGGCGGTTTCCTCGGCCATGGTCAGTCCCCCGCCTCCATCTTCCAGACCAGGCGCTCCTCGTCGCGCTGCGGTTTCCCGGTAACGGTGTAGACGTCGCTGCCGATCGCGAAGGTGTCGCCCTTGCCCGGTTCTGCGATCTCGGAGACCCGCACTTCGAGAATTGTCGCTGCACTCACCACCGACTCGCCGAAGGGCGAGACATCGACATCCGGCTGGCTCTTCATGACCCGCACCGGATCGGCCCAGGCCACGCCCTCCACCGGCGTGTAGATGGCGTCCATGGCCAGGATCGGATCGTCGAACAGATCGTCGACCATCTCTGAAAACGTCATTCCACACTCCCCGGAAAAGCGAAGGGGCGGCCCAAAGGCCGCCCCGCCAGTTGTCGTCTGTCTGCACTCAAAAGGATAATGCTACTACCGGTCGATAATGTTGTGGCCTCAACACGAGCGCGCTATCGTCGGCCCTGCTGGAATCAGCGGGGAGAGCGATCATGGTACGGATCGAGTTTAGCGAACTGACCAACCGCTTGCGTCGCAACCTCATGGCTGCAACGTTTCTGATCATCGCAATTACAGGGTTTAATATCCGCGTGGGCAAGGTGACGGCATCGGGTTTTCAACTGGAAAACCTTACAACCGAAGTTATCTTGGTCATCTTGATCGCGGTCGTTATCTACCACGCGATTGCCTTCGGCATCCATGCGTTTGAGGAATACCGAGATTGGGAGCTTACTCGGTTCGACAAAACCAAGAACTTGCTGGATTTTTTTGACGAAATACAGAGCTTGATCTCTACCCTAGAGATAAAGATTAAGGATTACGGCGCCATTGATGCGCAAAACCAGACAATACTCACGGAAAACGATGTAAAAAGGCTCGAGCGGGTCGCTGAGCTTATGTTGACCTACGGCAAACGACTCAAAAGGCTGCCGGTGATTTCACGTGTTCGTTTTTGGGGCTTAGACATCGGGGTCGCGGGGTTGGCAACAGGGGCTGCATGCGTTATCGGTTTCGGTTGGATCGATCCTGGGTTCCTTTCGCATTATGTGATCATACCGGCTACTCCTACCTGAGGACCTGATTTGTTAGTGAGCTATTGTTAGCTTGGCGCGAACGTCGTTCGGGGCGGCCTGCTATTCTGGCCCAGGATCCATCTGCGGTGACGGGTAGAGTCGCTGGCGCCAATATCCATTTGGGATTGCCACGCTCATGCGGCGGAACTCCAAGACCGCGAATTCGCCAAAGGGCAAAGGGAGATCGGTGACGATCGTATTTCCGGCACTGATCGTCCAGGCCGGCAACGAGCTGCCTCCCGCCTGCCCATTCGGCCGATAGCCCGCCAACCGCCACTGGTCGGTGCTTGTATCTTCAATGACGACGTCGACGGAGTCCGGCGCCTCGGCGTCCATAGACGCAACGCCGGCGGTGTTCAATGAATAGACGGAACTCATGTTGGCCACGACTACCGTCAGGTTGTAGTCGTCCTGCGCGGCGATCGTCGTCACGAGCTCGCCGTCGCTGGTATGCGCAATACGCGTTCCGGCGAGGTTTGCTAACTCTTTCAAGCCGTAATAGGCAAAGGTCTCATCCCGGTTAATGTCCAGGATCGTGTCGTTGATGGTCGGAACCTGTCCTTGCGGAAAATCCATGGCGCAGAGGAACGTAGCGCGCTCAACCCCGAGACCAGCGAGAAAATCCGATGACATAAAAATGAAGGTTCCGGCCTTTTCGTCGGAATTAATGAGCGACCCATAGCTGTTTGGGACCGAGCACGGCCCCCACTCGGTAAGCCAAATTGGAATACTCAGCCCGAGAGAACCGATTTTTGCGCTGACAAGCCCAATGAAATCGGCGATGTCAGCACCAGATCCGTGATCCCCATAGACGTGGAGGCTAGCGAAGTCGCAGGGAATTTCGTTATCGGTCACATAGTCCAGAAACTGGAGCGGCCACGGTTCCTCCGCGGTGAGATAGTAGTAGGAGTAAACACTAAGATTTGCACCGCCATAGAGGATCGTTTTGGAAGGAAAGGCCGCCCGCAGATCCGTGATCACTTCTCCGAGATGACCGTAAAGCACGACGAAGGCGTCGAATAGCGCTTTGTTGCCGATATGGAGCTTGGTTTCCGTAAGCCAATTGTTGTTTTCGCCGAGCTCGAACTCGTTGCCAACCTCGAATATCCATTCGTCGACATCACCGTAGGTCGACAAGGCCAGGCTCATCCAAGCGTACATGAAAGCCTTGTAGTCGCTCCAATCGATCGGACCGTAGGTCCAGCCGTCCTCGCCTTCGTAGAGAAACGCTGCCGGCGGCCGGTTGCCGATGACCATATGCGGGATGATGCCTTCAGACTCGCAGAATGCGAGCGTTGCAGCCGTGGTCGCTCCAAGCGCTACGGGATCGGTGGAAATACCATGCTCGTACTGTAGGGAACGCACGGACTTAAGGGGAACCGGGTCGAGATCATCCCACCAATTGGGATTCAACCCGCAAAGAGTTACCCCACCGAAAGCAAATGTCTTCAGATCATCGACGCTCGGCCGTTCCGACACAGTGCCGATGGTGATGGTATGCGTTTCCTTCGGCATGGCCGGGGGCTCCTGCTAGGAGGCGTAGTTCTCCGTGCCTCTGAAAAGGAAGATGTGAGCGGTTTCAAGTGTCAACGTCAGCCCGCCGCCGGCAGCACTCCATTGGGCCGCGAAGACGAGATCAAGATCACCCGTAAAGTCCTTCGTGATGTAGGAAGGCGTGCCGTTGTACGAGCCATAGCCACCGTCCACGTTGTTCACGGAGCCGACTTGCCCAGTCGTGAGGTCCCGGATTTTTATGGTGGCGCTTTGTTCGAGGCCCTGCCTTCCGACGATTGTCGTACCACCAATCGTCGAGCCGCCGCACCGGATCTTAGGATAGCAGGCGGTGCCGGTGTTGGGCATCGACCAGGTTGTCTCCATTTTGACCAAGTCGCCGGCGCGAACAATGGCACCAGGAAGCGTATAGTTTCGGAGGGGGTGAACTTCTGTATCTGTATTTTCCTGGCCGATGGCGGTAAGGAAACTCTTCAATGTGACCATCTGGAATTCCGGCACCCAAATGGAGTTGTCGCCGTCGAAAGCATGCAGGAATTCCCTGTGGCCCATTCCGTTGCGGTAGGCGTTCGGCCAGTACCACTCGCTGCCGACTTTGAGGCCAAGGTTGGTGCCGTCGCTTTTCGACGGCAGGCGATCGGCGTCGAGTATGCTCCGCGGCCCCGGCGCAATGATGTTGATCTTGCGCAGATCGCGAATCAGCGTGCCGATGTTCATTGCTTCACCCAGCCGCTCACGCCGGTGACCACGCCGCTGGTGTAGCTCAGCGTCTGGATCCAGCTGTCGGTCCCATCGGTGACGGTTATCGTGTTCAAGGTGCCGTCGCCGTTGTAGGCCAGGGCCTGCGGCAAGCCTTGAAAGTTCGCGATCAGGTCGCCGTTGGTGTCTTTCACCCCGGCCGCCTCGATCACGCGGTTCAGGAGCGCCTGTACAGATTCGAGGGGCATGATCGGCCTCCATCTTCGCAAAATGGAGGAGCGGCCCGAAGGCCGCCCCAGGTTCCGGCTCGGTCGTCAGTCTGTCAGGCCGTGGATCAGGTCCGCTTCGCCCGCTGCAGGGCCTTCGGCCGCGTGCAGATGAACAGCGGATAGCTGTATCCCTCGATGTCCACCCACATGTTGCGGTCCTTGTCGGGGATCGCGTAGGGATAGATCTCGCGACCAGGCGTGTTGACATATTCGAAGCTCTCACCCGGAGACAGCGCCCGCTGGAACATGCCGGTCAGCACGGGGAAGAACTTGCACTTGTCGGTATTGATGCCGACGGTGTCGTCGTCCGAGGACTGATAGTTAACGAAGTCGATGCCACCGTAATGCACCGTCTCGTAAGCTACCCCTTTCCGGAGTTCGCGCGCTTCCTGCTGGTTGAGGTAGGTTTCGCGAACCTCGGAGTGACCAGTCAAATCGTCCCAGAAGTTGTCCCCGGCCAGACCGATGATCCGAAGGGCTTGCGGCATGACGCTGCCCATCTGGAGCCCTTTCTTGGTCTGACGGACCACCTGGGTGCACTTCTTGCGCACCGCGCCGCTAGCCGGGCTTGCATTGTCGAGGTCGAAGTCGATCTCGGCGTCCTGGCTGATACCGAAGGCGCTGAACCAGTCGATGATGGTTGAGCCATCGGCGTCCAGTACCACGCCCTGGACAGCGCCCAGGCGGTGGTATTCCCAGGTCATCTCGATGTTCGCCTTGATGCCGGTCGGCCCGGCAAAGCGGCGGGTGACCTCGTCCTGAACCTGCATCAGCTCGGTTTCCTGCCCGAACTGGCGGATACTTTGGATTTCGGAAGCCGTGATGCGGTCGCTCTCAGCGATACGAACGGTCCGGAAATCACGGATCTCGCGTTTCTCGTTGGCCCGCTGCTGCAGCGGAGAACCCCGTTCGCTGGTCTGGATGACGCCCAGGATGCCGGTCCGCTCCTCGATCGCGACAGTCTCAGTACGCACCGGGCGGTCGACGAAGAGACCCGGGATCGAACCCAGGAAGTTGGGAACGTAAGGAATGCGCTCTACCCCGCCGATCAGGCTGAAGGTGGAAAAAGCATTCTGTCCAAAGATGTCCATGCTAGCCATGGGATGCTTACTCCTCGCAATTGAGATGGATCAGCCGGCCCGTCGGGACGGCGCTCGGTTCGGGATCAGCGTCCGATGATCCCGACGGTCGCCAGCTGCGCGAGGCCGGCGGTCTTGTTGTCGGTGGTCGCGCCGTCGAACCACACCAGTTCGGCGGCATTCACCTCGGCGTCACGGACAACGGCCACGCCTGCCGCATCGCCACCCGAGGCATCGACCGCGTCGAACAGAATGGCGCAGGCGATCTGCGACCCGTCGGCGTTGGCCGGGTTCCATTCCTTGTACTTACCGCTGCCGGCCGCGACCGTGATTTCGAAGGCGTCACCGGCCGCGAAGTCCGGATCGCCGTCCGAGATGGTGAAGGTCAGCCCGCCGGCGGCGAACTCGGTACCGACCGCGCCGGATCCGACCGTGATGCCGTCCGGGTCCTCGACGATGAAGTCGCCGGCACCCGAACCGGGTTCGATGAAGGTGACCTTGTAGACGCCGGCCTTGGCCCCGGCACCGACGGTGACGGCCGAGGAGGTGCCAGCGCCGGTGTTGCCGGTGACGGCCTCGGCGGTCGCCGCGCCGACGGTGACCATGCCGAGCACGGCCATCGCCACCAGGGTCTGGCCGGAAAGAACGGTGATCGCGTCACGCGAACGGCTCTTGTTCGCCTCGGAGACGATACCCTCACCCGCATGGGTGGATTCGGTAAGAGTGGTCATGTTTCACATCCTCTGATTGGAAATCGCTGGTTCCGTCCGGGGCCGCCTGCGGCAGGCGCCGGGCTCGTGTTTCGGTGCCGCGGCTACTGCCGCGCCGCCTCCTTCCCGCAGACGCGGTCGACGGAGGCGCCCCAGCCCTGGTCCTTCGCCCCCTGCGGGGCATCGGCACCGAGGTCGGCGTTGCCGACGCCCGCCATGGCTGCGTCCAGGCTGCCGCCCTTCGGAGCCGTTGCCAGGACCTTGACGGCGGCCTCGACGGTCAGGTCCGTCTCGAGGGCCAGCGTCTTGGCCATCTCCGCGCGGCCTTTGGCCTCGTCGGCGTTGAGGATCGCGGCAATGCGTTCGCGGTCGGAAGGTGCCGCGGCGGCCTTGCCGTCCTCCTTCTCCTTGTCCTCGCCGGCTTCCGGCTCGGACTGGTCGTCGGGAGCGTCATCCGGCTCGGTCGCCGGATCTTCCTCGGCTTCGGCCTCGGCGGCCTCTTCCGTGGCGGTTTTCTGCTTGGTCTCCTTGTCGGCGGCCTTGAGCGCCGCCCGGTCCTTAAGCGACATGGTATCGCTCCTCTGCTCTCGGGTTGCGGCGCCTGTCGCGCCGGTGCCGGACCCATTGCCGGCCAGAAATTCGGTGAACGCTTCGAATGCCGCGTCCGGCGACGCCACCGCATCGGCGAAGCCGATGTCCAAGGCTTCGGCGGCCATGTAGCAGCGGGCCTCCGTCGCCAGCACCGTCTCGATGGTCAGCTGCTCACGGCCGCGGGCGACCGTGTTTCCGAACAGATCGCGGATGGATTCGCACTCGCCTCGGATCTCGTCGCGGACGTCGTCCGGAAGCGGCTCATAGGGGTTGCCGTCGACCTTGTGGGCGCCGGCGTGGATCAGCGTCACGGTGATCCCCGCCTCGTCTAGAGCGCGCGAGAAGTCGGCATGTAGGCAGACCACGCCGACCGACCCGACGCCGCCTGTCCGCGGGACCAGGATCCTGTCGCACTGGCTGGCCAGCGCATAGGCCGCCGAATAGGCGTCCTCGGTGCACACCGCCCAGATCGGCTTGGCCTGGCGCGCCGCGAAGATCCGGTCGGCCAGGTCGAAACATCCGGCCACCTCGCCGCCCGGCGAGTCGATGTCGAGCAGGGTTCCGCGAACTTCCGGGTCGGCCGCGGCGTGGTCGATCTTGACCTGGAGACCGTCGTAACCGGTCATCCCGCACCAGGGGTCGAGCGTTCCCAGCTTGTTGACCAGGACACCCTCGACCGGAATGATCGCGATGCCGTCGACCAGGGCGAAGGTCCGGCGCTCCGGCCGTTCGCCGCGCAGGGCATCCGCGGCCAGGGTCTCGAGCCGTACCGGTTCGTCGTCGGTGTCGGCCCTGACCAGCTGGCCTTCAAGGCCCATCCGGTTGGCGAGGACGCCGAGCAGCTGCTGCGCTTTGTCGGGCGTGATCAGCAGCGGCGGCCCGACGAGGCGTTCGAGCAGCCGGTGATGGTTCATGTCCATGGACGACTCCTATTGTCCCTGTCCGCCGCCGTCCTGGCCCGGGCGGCTCTCTTCCCGCTCCTCGGTGACCGGCGTCTGCGAGATCGCCGAAAGGTCGGGATCGGGCAGACCGAGTTCCCGGCGCCGCTGCCGTTCGTAGGCCAGCTGCTCGAGGATCTCCTCGAAGCTGCGGCCCTGCTCGGCGGCTTCGTCCTCGAGGGTCGAGATGTTCGCGTCGATGCGCATGAGCGAGGCCTGTGCCTCCTTGGTCGGATCGACCCAGCCACGGCCAGGCCCGATCCACCGGCAGCGCGTCCAGGCCGCCAGGTTGTCCCAGAAGCCCGGCGCACCCTGCGGAACCTCGATGGTGCCGTTCTCGAAGGCCTCCTCGAGCCACAGCACGAAGATCGGCGTCGCCACCCCGGCCGCGTAGTGCTCGCGGCGGGCGACCAGGAACTTCCAGGCCTCGAGCATCGCCGCCCGCGCCGACGAGTAGTTGGTCTGCGACCAGTCCTGGGCCAGCTGCTCGTAGCTCTGGCCCGTCGCCGCGGCGATGTTGCGCAGAACCGCACGTTCGAACTCGGCGAAGCTGCCGCTGGGCCGCTCGGCGGTCGTGAATCTGAACTGTTCCCCCGGGAACAGGGTCGGGATCCGCACGCCGTCGAGGGTCAGGCGCCGCTCCTCGTGGAATGCGGAACGGGCGTCCTGATAGTTCGACAGGCCGGTGTCGAGTGCCTCCTCGATAAGAGAATGGTCGAGCGGGCTCTCGATGAAGGCCGCGAAGATCGCGTTGAGCAGCGCCGCCTGCAGCTCGGTCCTGCTGTAACGATCCTCCATCCGGAACTTCTCGACGACCGGCGTCAGCAGCGACTTGCCGCGGGTGTCGCCGGCCCGCTCCGCCTCGAAGAAATGGATGACCCGCGTCCGGCCCCAGGGCGTGCGCCGCGGCACACGCTCCCAGCGGAAGGCATCGAGCGACGTCAGGCCCGCATCGTCGGGATGGCGAGCCCGGATGTGATAGGTCAGAGGCGCCCCGTATCTGTTGATCTCGACGCCGCCCCGCAGAGAATCGGTATCCGGTCCCTCGTTGGGATTCGACAGGCGGTCCGGATCGATCAGTTGTATCGCGGTTCGGAACGGTGTCCCCGGCCGCCTCAACCATTGCGCCACGGCCAGGGTCTCGCCGTCGACGATCCGATGACGCATCCCCAACCCCAACTGCGCGGTCAAAGTCATCCTTTCGCCGGCGTCGATGAAGCAGCGCGGGTCGTTGACGTAGTTCATGAAGCCGTTCTCGACGACGCGGCGAATCTCGCGCGCCCACTCCACGGACTGGCCCAACGCCTCGTAGTCCGGCCGGTACGACAGCCGGAAGCTCGAGCCGATCGCCTGGTCGACGTAGCGCTGTACGACGCCCGCCGCCCAGCCGTTGTTGCGGGCCAGGTCGCGAATCCGCGCCACCGCCACGTCGCGCTCGGGCAGCCATTCGGCGTCGCCGGACCGCAGCTGCGGATTCCAGTTCGCCAACTCCGCGCTGCTGCGGTCGGCCGCGGCATGCGACGGCGCGCGGCCGAAAGCGGCCAGGCGCAGCCACCGTCCGGCTTTCGCCAGCATCGTCGGGGCCGCCATCAGAAGCTTACCCCTATGGCCCGGCGGCCGCGGCCGCCGCCGGCGACGGCGATCTGGGCCTTGAGGTCGCTGACATAGGCCTGCAGCTCTTTGCCCTGCGCCAGTTGATAGGTCACCGTGCTGCCGTCGGCCTTGCGCAGCGTCACCGGCTTGCGGGCCGTCAGCAGCGCGTGCAGCGCTGCCTCCGCCTCCTCGAGGCGGGCGTTCAGGGTGGCGATGTCGGACATCGGTTTCTCCTACGCCAGCCGCCTGGCGATCGACTTCGGTTTCACGGCCGCGGATTGCGGCTTCCCATCCGCGCCGGCGGCCGCGGCCGACAGGGGCAGGTCCTCGAAATCCAGCTGGCCTGTCGGAGAGCGGGTCTCGCGTTCGCGCTCCAGCTTGTCCCAGGTCGTTTCGGGCATGCCGCGGACGCCCAGGTGAAGGGCCGCGCCCTCCGCCTGGTTCATGGTGTCGAGGGCCTCGTTGTTCAGGTTCGGATCCTTCTTCCAGCGGGCCACCGTGAAGCCGTCGCGGTTCTTTTCCTCGACACGGCGCTCGGACGTGAGCTGGATGAAGTACTCGTCCTCGAGCCCCTTCGGCAGGGCGACGTATCCGAAAGCCAGCGGATCGGTCTTCGCCAGCCGTCGGTACAGCCCCATCTTCAGGGTCGAGACGCCCAGGTTGTAGAACCGCCGCGACCACGGAATCTTGCGGCCGCGACTGTTGTGCTCGCGCTTCACCCGGGCCAGCAGCGGTCCGGAATCCCGGTTGTCGCCGCGGATCATGATGACCTTCGAAACCGGCTTGCGCTTGGCCCAGTCCCAGACGTCCTCGGTCCAGGCGTTGCCGTCGATCGCCGTCCGGTCGATCCCGATCCTATTGCCGGCCTCGTTGCGCCACTTCTGGTCGAGCAGGCCGTCCAGCGCCGTCCGCGTTTCCGGTTCCGAGATGTGGCCAGGGATGACGAAGTAGTCGATCACCCAACGCCGGCCCTCGCGGCCCCAGGCGACGAGCTGCCCCTCGAGGCGGTCCTTCTGACAGTCCAGGCCGAGGGTCAGCAGCAGCGCGCCGGTCGGAATGAATCCACGCGCGTAGCCCTCCGCCGCGGCACGGTCGCGCAAACCTTCCCAGGGCGGTGCTTCACCCTTGAAGTGATAGGCCCTTCCCACCGTGTCGTTGAGGAAGACCTGCTCGGCTTCCGGCTTGCCCTCGGCCTGGAACCATTCGGCGGCGATCAGATCCCAGGTCTGCAACGGTGCGTAGGCCGACCAGAGATAGAAGCTGCGGTGATATTTGGCCTTCGGGTTGTGGGCGACCCAGCGTCCACGCCGCACCATGTCGGCACGGTGGTGTTCCTCGATCACCCCACCACATTCGGGGCAGGTAAAATAGGCCTGGTCCGGTTTCTCCCGGTCCAGGCTGGCCAGCATGTTCTCCCATTCCAGCGGGTGCTCGTGGTCGCAGTGCGGGCACGGCACGTGAAAGTGCTCCTGGGTGCCGGCTTCGAAGTTGTTCGTGATCCGGCAGCCCGGCGACACCAGCGGCGTCGATATCTTGAAGATCTTCGCGAAGGTGTAACCGCGAGACCGGCTGTTGGCCTGGTGCTCCGGATCCCCGGCCGCGTTCTTTTCCCATTTCGACAGGTCGTCCTGGACCTGCCTCGGCATCGAGATCTGCGACAGCGACGCCGGCGAGTTCGCGCCGGAAATCAGGATCGAGCCGCGACCATCGATCCTTTCCTTGAACATGATGGCGTCGCCGCCGTCCCGCGACTTGTCGGGAAACAGCCGGCGCAGTCCGGTGGTGCCGTTGAGCATCGGCTTCAGCTTGAGCCGGGACCACCGTCGGCCGTTCTCCTCCGTCGGGTGGACGTACAGGAAGTCGCCCGGGTCCATGTCCTGGCTGCCCAGGACGAACACGTTGGCGACGACCGTCTTGCCGATCTGCGCCGAACCCTTGAGCGTCACGGTGCGGCAGGGGTCGTCGGGGCCGAGCGCCTCGAAGATTTCCCGAAAGAACGGGAAGAGATCGTGATTATACGGCCCCGGAAACTGGCTTTCCCGCTCCGAGAAGACGATGTTGTCTGCCGCCCACTTGACGAAATCGACCGGCGGCGGCGGTTCGAGGACGTCAACCAGGGCCTGCGTCGCCACCCTCTCCGGGTTCGCCAGAAGGATTGTCATCGCCGGTCCCGTCGTCGTCCTCGATGTATTCGGCCATACCCGCCAGGCTTTTCCGCGCGGCCTTCGTCGCCGCGGTCCGCACGTCGCGGAAATTGGTCCGCAGCGCGTGCTGGATATCGCGTTGGGCCAGGCCAAACTTTCCGGCCAGGTCGTTGGCCATGTCGGTCAGGCCGCCCTCGAAGATCTTCATCATCTGTCCGGCGATGCGCGCCATCTGCTGCTGCGCATCGGCGGTTCGCATGTAAAGGCCGGCCCGCTCCCTTTCCTCGGCGAGCAGCCTCCGGTTCTGCAACTGCTTGTTTGCAAGGGTCTCGGCCTTGATCCGGTCCTCAACCGTCGGATCCTTCGGCGGGACCGCCGCGGCGCATGCCTCCGCGCCGGTAGCATCGGCGTCGAGATTCGTCCTCAGCCCGTTCAGGCCCATCCGTTGTGACAGGTCGAGCGAGCCGCGCAGCTGCTCGCAGGCCACCGCGACGCGAATCCGCGCCGAGCGGCCGGTGCCGTCAAGGGCGTCGGGCCCGATCTTGCCTTCCTTGATCCACTGGCTGACCCGGCCCGGCGTCACGCCGCGCAGCTTGGCGAACTCGCCCTTGGTCACGGTCGCCGGCGCGCCGTCCGCCATCGCCTAAACTCCACTTGAGCCCGACTTGAGTTCTTTAGGCTTCGGAATCCCACTGTGACTGCCGCAACAACGCGGATCGAATTACCCGCATGAGGGGGGTGCCGGGAAGGACCCGCTGCCGCCCCCGGCCGCCTAGCGCGCGGTGCCCAGGGCCATCGCGAAGGCCTTGTCGAACTCCTTGACGAACTCCGACTGGATGGTCCGGTCGGCCTCGCCGTAGAA